CAATCTGTGCCTCTGACATTATAATTTCAGATTTTTTCTTATTCTTATAAATTTCAGCGCCAGTTTTAAGTGCAGTACCTATAATGCTCCACGGGAACATAAAATTAATACCACTTAGCTGTTCTTTGTTTTTCTGGCATAACTCTTTTTTGTCCTTTTACTTTTTCAGACATAACTTCGCCAGCTTTTGGAGTTGGAATTTCTTTTCCACCTTCTGGTGCTCCAATTTCCATTTGAGATTTCATCTCTTTTTTGTTTTTTTTCATTTTTTTCTCCTATTTTTACTCTTACCAGCTTCAGAAAGAGCAATTGCTATTGCTTGTTTTCTACTTTTAACAGGTTTTTTAGATTTTCCAATTGGTAATTTACCTTTTTTATACTCTCTCATGACTTTTGCTATCTTTTTTTCTGCTTTTTTCATTACATACCATCCTTATTTTTTAATTCATGTTGTAAAACAGTTTTTGTTAAAGATGTATCAGCTCTTAAATTAGCTAAATCTTCATTTTGATCTAGTTTTTGTTGATCAGTCATCTGATTCATCATTGCTTTCATCTTATCAAGATTAATTCTCTCTTCATCCTGCTCTTTTCGTCTATTATTTTCAGCAGCTCTGATGTCAAGCTCTCTTGCTTTTAGTTTTGCAATAGGATCATTACCAAAATCACCATTAATTTTCTTTTCTTCTTGAATATATTCATCCATCATCTCTGCAATCAATACAGATTTTCTAGATTCAATCTTCATATTCAATTGCATAACCATTTGTTGCATTTGTGGGTTCTGCATTGCTTGTGGATTTTGTTGCATTGCTTGTATTTGCATAATCTCTTGAGCAAATTCCATCTCAACTTGTTCTAAAGCCATTAAAGAAATATGTTCAAAGATATTTTTTTGTAAAGATGCACCAATTACAGGATTATTTTTTGCAATGTTAGTTGCCATAAAATGTAAATGAGCTGTGATGTGAGCTCTGTGATCTTGTCCTTTAAACGCTTGGAATGGAATACCACTTAATGAATCAATATGTTCCAATGCAGGATCTTTTGGCATTGGTTGTGGTGGTTTTTTTAAAATTAAATCTACATTCTTAACACCTAAAGCTTCATACATATTTCTATATGCAGCATATAAATTATGTAGTTGAGGATTTGATTGAGCCAACTGTAATTCAGTTTGAGCTAAACTAATTCTTTGCGTTTGAGAAAATATATTTGGATCAGCTACTGGAACAATATCTACTCTATCATCAAAGTCTGCTTGTTTAATCATTCTTTCACCACCAACAACATCATATGGATATTCTTGTGGTAAATATAATTTAAATACTCTGGATAATAATCTGAACTCATTTTTAAGTGCTGCATATAATCTTTTATGAATAGCACTCATGGTTCTTGATCCACGTTCCAACAAGGCAACTGTCGTCCCCACTGCAGCTTGTTGATTACCCTCACCTACTTGCATGTCAGCAATGGATGCAAAACGCTGACCAGCTTGCACGACGACACCCATAAGTTGAAGAAGTGTTGCACTTGGCTCTTTAAACGGAAGTGTCATAAATGCATCTCTTATATTTCCGCCAGGAGCATCTACATCTCTGAATTCACCAGGTTGTATAGATTGTGCATCATCTCTAATTCTGATTCCTCTTTGCTTAAATCCTGCAGGTAAGTTTGATAATGTACCAGCATCCAATAATGATCTTAATGCTGATGTTGCAGTTCTTGATAATCCACCAATCATGTGGATTAAACCAAATCCATAAAATCCTAAACCAGGTAAAAATTTAAAGTGTACAAAATAAGAAATTTTTTTTCTTTTTTCATCACCTACTTCATAGTTTCTTCTAATAGATAATACTTGTCGAGAGTTTGCTTCGATCGTTACAATATAAGGTAATTTAATACCAGTCATTTCCCCATCGGGCCCTCGATCTTCAAAACCCTCTAGGTCTAAGTTAACATGACATTCCAATAATGTGAATACATCTTCTTGTCTTCCAGTTTGTCTAGTTCCTTCTAACTCATGTTCTTTTTTATCTACGTCATCTTGTTGTTCATAACCAGGATTTAAATCTATATCTCTATAAAATCCTCCGACTTGTTGTTTTCTTAAATCATTTTCAGAAAGTTTAATTCGATGCATAATCGCTTCCGCGTCATCTAATGAGGTAGCTGAGTACGGAACGATTAAGTCATCTGCAGGAACAAACTTTGATACAGCTCTTCCTAATAAATCATCATAGTAAACTTTTTTAAATGATGAACCCGCTAGAGGTAAATAAAATAACATTTGATCAAACTCAGGTTCGTATTCTTTCATCTGATCCATGATTTGATAATTCATAAATTCTTTAACACGATTAGCTTGAGCTTCTCTATCAGGTGTAACTGCTCCAATAATTTGAGTTCTCACTGGTCCTTGAGCCGGGAGCAATTCTTTATAAGCCAAAGCTTGGAATTGAGTGACCGCTTCAGCTAACACAGGATGAGTTGCACCAGCGGCACCTTGGAAGGGTTCGGTTCTATCTTCGTATTTAAATCCTAAAAGATCAAGACCTTTAACATAAGCACTTTCCCAATCTTGTCTTGAAGATTTGTAGTCTGTATAGTTTTGAAATAATTCTGAACCAAGAGGCATCAATATTTCCTCTGGTAGTAACTCTGCCAAATTGTCATAGTGATTTTCTGATTGAGCCTGGTTGAAGGCTCCTGGTTCAAAATTAATTTCAACTCCACCATCTTCTAGTGGTGTAATTTCTGTTTCACCTACTTCAGGTATATCTTCTCTAATCTCTACGTTCTCTTCAACTGAAGCTTCAGGACCTTCAATTTCAATTGATTTTCTAACTTCGTTTGGAAGTGATTTTTCTATATCTGCCATTAGTTTTCTCCAATCTTACAGTCTTAACAGTATTATAATCAACATTCAAGCCCTGAGATTGTGGTCCTGATTTTGGTGGTATCGTCAAAGTTAATCTTTTAGGTTTTTTCATTTACCAATAATAAGTTCGTTTTTTTCTGGGTAAGTTATTATCTTTATAGTCTTCTGGGTGAATAATCAAGCCCCCTTGTCTAAATCTCATTAAAGCTTGTGTAGTGCTATCTACTAAGTCATCATGATCCCCATATGGAAATGAAGCGCACTCTTCAATAACTTCTTGAGCAAACTCTCTATCTTTAGGTGCCCAAACCATTCCAGACTCAAACATAGGTGCAACAGAATTAACTCTTGAGTGTTTATCATTTCCTTTTGATGGAGAAAAATTTACAACTGGAATTCCCATTTGTCTAAGTTCATAAGTTAATGGTAAACCAGAAGCTTTAGCTTCAACTAATACTGTTTCAGGTTGCCAATAATCATATTGTTCTTTTGCAACTCTTCGAAGTTCAGGAAATTCTAAACGTTCTTTTAATGCATCAAGTAAAATTATATGTTGAGGATCACCTTCATTTTCTTGAAAGATTCCCCAAGTAGTAATAGCAGAATAGTCAGCTGTTTCTTTTTTCATGAACGCTGTATCATAAGATTGAATAACATGTTGCAATGGTGGTAAATAATCTTTATCCCAATTCTGCCACCACTCACGTTTTAATAAAGCACCTTCTTCTGCAGTTGGGTTTTGCATATACTGTGCATTCCATTTTGCAATACCAGCTGATGCTTTAACTTTTTCTAATTCTTCTAATTTCCAATACTCAGGCCATACAGGTTTACCTGTTGGTAAGACGGCAGGAAATTCTACAACTTCCCATTGGTCTGCTTTTGATTCTTTAGCTCCAGCATTAACAAGTTGTGCTGTTAAATCTTTTGTAGACCATCTTGTCATTACAACTACAATTGCTCCACCTGGTTGCAAACGTTGTCTAGGTCCTGATGTATACCATTCATATGCATTATCAAATGCAGTAGGTGAATTAACATCTTGCTCTGAATGTGGATCGTCAATAATTAATAAATCTGCACCACGACCTGTAACCGCACCCGATACACCAACAGCAAAATATTCACCGCCGCCATTTGTTTCCCAACGTCCTGCAGCTTTTGAATCTTCTCTGAGTCTTGTATGAAATAATTCTTTGTACTCACCTGAGTCCATTAATGTTTTAGCTTTTCTACCAAAACGAATTGCAAGTTCAGCTGTGTGAGTTGCTTGAATAATTTTTAAATTAGGTCTGTTACCAATCATCCATGCAGGTAAAAAATAAGATGCAAATTCAGATTTAGTATGCCTAGGTGGCATATTAATAATGAGTCTCTTTAAATCTCCAGATAATATTCTATTAAATTTTTCTGCAATAACTTTATGATGATGACCTTCAACAAATTCAGGCCAAGTATATTTTACAAAAGATAAAAAATCTGTTCTATATTTTGCTTGAGTTGTTTTGTTAACTCTAGTTA